ATGGTTTTCCAAGATGCGAATTCAGCATTTAACCCTCGCTTAAATATAGGACAAGCCTTAGACGCACCATTGAAATTAATTACCGATTGGGATGAAGAAACACGCAATCAAAAGATCTTTGAAACGCTTTCATTAGTGGGACTTTATCCCGATTATACTAATCTTAAAATTAAACATCTCTCAATGAGCCAAAAACAGCGGATCGCCTTAGCTCGCGCACTGATTCTTCAGCCTGAAATTATTATTATTGATGATGTTCTTAGCGCATTAGATGCTTCTGTACGTGTTCAATTACTTAACTTAATTTTAGATTTACAAGAACATTTGGGGCTTTCCTATATTTATGTAGGGCAAAACTTAGGCATTATCAAACACATTGCTGATCAAGTCTTGGTGATGGATCAAGGTGAAATTATCGAATCGGGTACACCAAGAGAGAGCTTCACTAATCCTCAAAATAACATCACTCGCCTTCTTGTAGAAAGTCATTTTGGTCAATTGCTTGATGAAAATGCTTGGCAAATAAACACTTCCTAGCCACCTATAAATACAAGTTAGGGATAGACATCTCAAAAAACGTCTTTAAATTGACCGCTCTTTTCATTCTTTTTAACAAAAACTCAGGTTTAGGCGCCGCACTGGCTGCCACACATTTCAACCCAATTGCAACGGTACCAAGTGCTTTATTTAGTTTCTGGCACAATGTATCGGGTCCAATTTTGGCAAATATTTTCTCCAATATCAAAAATGAAAAATAAGCTAATTGTATAATTTTGCGAATCTTTTTGCATAAAATAGGCTTTTATTTTGCATAAACCAAAAAATATTTATGCAAAATGAATCACAACTTTAAAGCAAATAAAAACGCCCTTTAATTACTATTTAAAGGGCGTTTAAATCCTGTTATTAGCCATTCAACTTAAAATAGCTTTGCCTTAATGCTTGATAAGAAACATCATAAATATCTTTGAATTTTGGCATGATTAGCTTATCCATAAGAAGATTTTGTTGTTCATCTGTTAAGTTTAGTTCGGTAAATATTGGGTTGTCGGCGTAAAACTGAGATACAAATGCTACTAATTTTTCGATATACTCATCGCCGTTATCAATTTTGAGCTTATTCATAGTTACCTCCTCCGCACTCCGCAATCATTTTACGCCTTTTCAATGGCTAAAGCATACTCAAAATTTATAAACTATGTTATCTTCATACTTGCCTGTATAACTAGCCGAAGCATTGACTACAATGCGCTGTGCGTTGTCAAAAGTCTGCCAATTATCCACTTTGTCCTCGACCATATATTCAATAAACCGCACAAACTCGCTCTTAGTAGAACTAAAGAATACATAAGGCGGTCGTGTGATGTTAATCAAACGTAGAAAGTCGATTAAATCAAAGTAAGTTACTTGCTTGTAGCTCTCTTGGCGTGTGCATAGATACGGAGGATCTAACACAAATAATGCTTTGGGATTATCAGCAAATTTCGGTAGTAACGTGTGGAATGATTCACGTACAATCTCTACGCCGTCCAAATAACCGTCTGCCTTTGGATAATCAGACTGACGAATACAATGCCAGAAATCATGTTGGAATAAGTCATCAAGCGTTGCTACTTGTTGCCCACTGAACAATAACCAACTCGCTAAGCAATTTAAATCTTTATACCCTTTGAAGTTTTGAATGATTCTGATGCATTCTGCTTTGCAATCCTTCGTCATACGTTTATTTTTTTGCGTAGCGTTACCAACTACAGAGTAAAGCTCGGCACGCAACTTGTTAATGTCATCAATGTGCGCCAATCGCTCCGCATATCCATCAAAATCATTGTAAATTACGTGTGCTTTGGTTTTAATTACTTTGGCTGCGTGGCTTAATAAGCCCGAGCCGTCGAATGTATCAATAATCGTCCAGCCTTCGCCATCACCTTTAATATTCTTATTTAAAACTGTTTCAAAATGTTTAAGAAACATTCGTTTTTGTCCGATAAACGGCAATGGAGCTTGTTTAAAGGTGTTTTGATTTGCCATAGTTTTTCCTTTCTATTCTATGGCGTTCCGATGCTCAAGGCATTCTGACACTCAAATCAAATTAACGTGTAGTATTAACGGTTTTGCAACGAGGGCATTTGATTTCTAAATAACCAACTATCCCCACTTTCGCCAATAATTTGTTACAAAATGTGTAACGGATTGCTTTAATTGACTGCATATATTTCTCCTAGTTAAAAGATTTGTTACAATCCGCCCGCCTTGCACAAGGTAGGCGGCATATGGCTATATGCAGGTTCGTTCTGCGTAGCTGGTAACAACGAGCATTCCTAGTGCCGTTGTTATCGCCGTCTTTTCTTTACTGAATTAAACTTTGTGCAGGGTAACCCCCCCCCTTTTAAATTCTTCTTTTATTGAACATTACGGCCAGTTGATTTGGACTAAACCGCCAGCCTTCTTCACTGCCCAAAATCGCATTGAAGCACCACTCACTACAAAAATACTTTGAGCGTTTTTGTTTGGTTCCAAGCACGATGCCTAATGCTCCCCACCAGTCATATTTTTTGCCAGAAGTGCGGTTAAAACAGGCTTTGATTTGCGCCTCGGTGACATCGTTGATGTGGGATTAAATCCCATTTGGTGTTATCGGACACATCAATCTGTTTGCAACGCACGCCACCGTCTTGTACCGATGATGAGTAGCAGTCATACACTGTCGCATGCTCATAATGATGCCCATTGCCAAACTCAATGCGCTCAATGGCAATCTCGCAGTGAGAATAGTTGCCTTTGGTAAAAAATCGAGTAATGCGGTCGGCTATCGCTTTGAATGGCTCTTTGCGCCAGTCGCGTTTGTGTTTGTACATCGCCAAATACACCTTAGCCATTTTGATATGCCTCCATCAAGTTATCCATTTGTTTGATAATGTCATCATGGATTGATTGCAGTTGCTCAAGCGTAAGATTAGGGGCTTTGACTTCATACTTGCGCATACGTTGGTTAGCCAACTCAACTTGCAACTTTTCCAAGCCTGCTGCCTGTGTCAAAATCAGGTTTGCAGCGGTCTTATTATCCAGTCTGGCACGTTGCGCAAAATCTGAGATATATCGACTGCAATCACCTTCATAATTTGCCGCTTTAAAGGCTTCTGCTGCGGCTTGACGCTCACGATACTCACTCTCAAAGCGTGTCCATGTACTGTAGATTTTTGCTGCGTGCTCATCGATGTTGGCGATAAGGCGAGTTTGGGTTTCGGCTAAAAGTGCGGTTTGTTTTTCCTCCGATAGCTCAAAGGATTTAGTCGCCATGTTGAAAACATGAAATCGACTCGGTGCCTTGCCCGAGCATTTGATTTTGCCATTTTCAGCCCAAACCGCACCACCGCCGGTTATACTGGCAGAAATACCATCAATTTCTTCATCGCTCACTTCAATCCAATTTTGATTATCTGTTACTAGACAATCAGGTGCGAACATGCTTGTTTCTATATTAAATAACATCATATTTTTTACCATCCATACCAGCCTATAGCTAAAATTTGAAAGTCTGTTTGTCCACTATTGTGGATTTCAACAACATTCCCATTTTGGATATTTGCACCAACACGCTTTTGACCGCCACCAACATCGGTTGCTTGCACCACACAGCTCCCATTAAATGCTTCAGGTAGATTGACTTTAGCGTAGCCATTAATAGTTACATTCATAATAATTACTCGCATTACACCATTATCTGCCATTGGTATATCAAACACTTCTGCACTGTTGTAATGGTGCGGATAATACTGGTGTCGGTATCTATTTTTTCGGTAGGTGTTGTTTAATTCGTTCCAAACATTGCGAATATCATCTTGTTTGGCAAAGTGATCATGCAGCCAGCCGTAAGATTTACTCCACAACCCCCCAGTCGATGAAATTGTAAGCACTCCTTGTCGGCTATCTCTATACCAATCCGCTCCTTCCGGAGTGTTCAGAAATTCAATTTGGGTTGAATTATTACCAGCATCCCTCATTAACATTGATGCGCGAGGGATGTTATCGGTTTGATAAAAATCAACAAATACGCCTGTATTTTGACCCCCAGCTTTATTTTTAAGCATAAGTCCATTGGCAAATCCCCCTGGTGCACTGCCCTCAATCATTAATGAGCCAGTCATCTTATCACCTGAACGAGATACGCTATTAAGCCCATCAATCCGCCGCCACTCGCTCCATGTGCGCAAGTCAATATTGACATTCCGTTGATAGGTTTCGCCCGAGCGGAAATTGATGTATTTCTGCATGACGTTATAAGCCGATGGATAGACAATCAACGTCCCGGCAAAATTGGTCGGATAATTTCGCTCAGGTGTAGCATCTCTATTCGCCTCTTGCGCGTAAATACCGTAGGCTTTAATGTCATTAAGATTTTGTGTGGTCAGTTTACCACGCGTGAAATTGTCGGCTATTTGTGCATTAACCCAGTCTTGATACGCAACGACTTCATTTTTTCTTAATACTGGGAAAGAGCAATAACGTGACGTGTTATCTTTCATTTTGTACACAAAATTAAAACGTGGGTCAGTTTCGCTGTTTGGATTCATTTCAACACGCCATACCCCCCCGCTATCAATTGAAAACTTGATTTTACTCCAACCTCTTGTTGCTAAAACCAGTTGATTATTGATGGTTTGTTCCCCAGTGTTGGTAAGCAACTCAATCCATTTATATGTAAGTGCCGTGTTATTAAAATTGATGCGACTAAAAAATGAGCGACCTAAAAGTGGATAATGACAATAAACAGACGAATAACCACCAATAATATAAAATGTGACAGCAATCGGGCTTTTTGTGGTTAACGGTAAGCCGGTGATATTACTTTGCGCATTGTTATGTGCGGTGAATGATAAATGCCCGTTAATGCGGTAGCTATAGCCAAAAAGATTAATGAGTTGCTGGCGATCTGTTAGATCTAATTGCAAATTATCTTTACCAACATAGATTTTCTGATAGAGGTTGTTTTCTTCGGCAGAGACTGCTTTATCGTAAGCTGTCTTGACTGCTGCAGAGGTTGCCACGGTATCGTTGCTGTTACTGTTGACTACACTGGATTTTTTGCTGTTGGGGATAACATTGCCAAGCGAGCGTGTGTTGGAGTCAATAAGCTGTTTTAACTGATAACCGGTTTTAGGCGTCAATGCTAAATCTTCACTTTGGCTATCGTAGCCTGTGTAAAGTTTGGTTTCGCCTTTTTGAGTTAAACTTGCCGTCTTTCGGTTGTCATCAATAATCTTAACAATCGCCTCATAAAGCTGAGTTTGCTTATTTTCTACGGGCTTGAACCCCGCTTTTTGCAACACATAATGCACTTCCGCTTGTACATCGCGTACTCGGTCTTGCAAATTATTAAGCCACGTATCGGTTACTCGTGTGCCTTGTTCGCCTGTTGCTGGATTACCGTTGTGAAAAAGGCCATCATTTGAATCAATTTGAGGCATTAAACTTTTCATATATTAAGATCCTGTTTGATAAGCAAAATAACAGTAGGTGTGTGCGGGTTTTAAATCTCGGAAGAACTCCTCAATAATTGGGTCACCAAATTCCACTAAATGATTACCCGCAAAGGAACTACCTGCGCGAAAATACACAATATTGTCATCGCCATTAAGCACCGATACTCGCCACATAAAAATCAAGTTATCACGCTCTTCGTTGCGAAATTGAACCAAATCTCCCGTCGTTGGCAAATCATTAGCAAGGGGAGAAAACTCTTTAATTTCGATGCGATATCCAATACTTTCCGCAATCCGTTTAAAATAGGGAATAGATAATCCCCCAATCGCATTTAACTTGGCAATGACACGTTTTACTCGTGCTTGATAGTTATTGCTATAATCTGTTTTTATGCCGCATAAACGTTCCCAATCGGACAACATTGTATTGGAGGTAGTAGGTTCAATAATTTGCAATAAATCCACCGCACTTTTTTGTAATCGGTCAAAGGCATTACCATCCACCTCACACTGTGCTAAAAAACGCTCTCCATTTACGTCGTATGAAACAGGCGGATAAAGTTTTGCTAACACCTTTTTGTGGTCAGTTTGCATCATGCCATCTCCGTAACGGTGATTTGACCTAACCGAAACCACTCAATTTTTGTACGCACATCCGCTTTTAGATTAGTGATAGGTGCCGTAAACTTACGATCAACCACACCGACCAAGTTATTTACTACCGCTTCACATTGCGACACAATCAAATCATCGCCTGGGATTAACGTATTAAAATAATCTGCAAGTGCGGTGGAAATCGCTGCCTTAATTTCGGGCAAGGTCACGCCGCTGATTTTCACCTGAATATTAAAATTGACTTTCGTTACATCAGGTTTCACCACTTTGCTTTCTCGCGCGGTTACTGGGCGCACATCATCAATATATTCTTGGCAGCGACGTATTGTTTCATCGCTTGGCACATCGTTATTTGATGTAATCGCAATATCTACCGTACCAAGCCCACGACGCAACGGGTAAACATAAGCAGCATCCACGCCATCCACCGATAATGCCCATGTACGATAGTCATAACGATTGCCCCCAGCAGGTGGTCGGCGAATAATCTCAAGCAAACGTTCAAGCAAAGACGCATCGCTTTCCGCATCCGTTGCACCAATTACATCATTTAGCACCACATCAGATTGCACGCCTAAAGGTGCCGCCATAAAGTTTGCTTTTGTCGCAGTTTTAATATTTTGGCTGGCACCTGTCGCAAGACTTCGCACGGCAACAACGGCAGAACCACTTGCAGAAATCACTACACTTTCGGTGGTTTCATAAAATCGGTTATCGTCTGTTTTAATTTGTAATCCAGCTTTAATCACCGTATCAGGGGGTACCGGTTACAGTTGCGCCACGGCCACTGGCATAAGTCGCATTACGACGGCGAATACCACGCAAGCCAGCATGTTTTTCAAGAAAATCTGTGTCGGCAGTATCGGGAAAGAATGGTTTAATAATCCATTTTTGATGAGCGTAAATACCTTCCGCTACGGCAGCAAGGCTACTGGCACGTGCATAATAGTCACTATCTATGCTCACATCAGCACTCGGCTCTAATGACTGCACATCGCGCAAAATCGCTTGGCGAATATCTTCTAAACTCGGCACAATAAACATGGTTTAAACCCTTTTTAAATGACTTTTACCGGGTGTTTAAAATGATAGGTTTCGCCCCGGTTATCTCGGATGGATATATCTAACATCAATACACCGTTATGTGGCTGGGTATGATTGACAATAATTTCGTCCGCACGTCCATCATCAATCAAGGGTTGCAAGGCTTCTTCGGCATATTGTTGTGCAATTAAACCTATGCGCGACAAATCTTTTTCGCGCGGAATAAGATGGAGCAGAGAGCCTACACGCCCATCTGCCCACCAAGAACCTAATGGTGTGGTCAATCTGATATACGCTGCGTTGGCAAGGGTACTGATTTGTTTACTTGTATAGTCCCCAGTAAACGGGCTGATCTCTCTGTCCATATTGACAGAATAAGATAAGAGGTAAAAAGAAAGGAGATGCAGGGTTTCAGCATCTCCTTTAAGGTTAGATTATTCAGGTTTAGTGGTTTTGCCTCCGCTATCGCCAGTATGTTTATGGTTCCTTAATGAAATTGCACCAGCTGTCACGTCGCCGTCAGTCGTAAAGCTACCACCACGTTGTTGTACATCACCAGTAAAGATTGCATCACTGCCACCTTGCACAGCCATACCACCATTACCATTGATTTGCCCTTGGGCAGTAAAGACCTGATCGGTTTCAACCAATGGACTTGATATATCCACTTTTGTTGCAGCGTTAATCTTTAACACATCACAATCAATCTCAATTAACCGCCCCTTTTTTAACACAATGCTAGAGCCACTTTCATCATAAACGGCCACTTCGCCACCTTGCAGATTTTTTACGCGGAAAGAACCGTTCTCGGTCGCAATCACAATGCCGTGGGTGGTTTGTCCGCCAATGGGTAAAATCACCGCTTGCGTATTTGTGGGAGGCACAGAGGTAAAACCAAACTGCTGCATCAGCTCCACATCTTGCAAGGTTTCATCGGCAAGACCTGAGGCCTGAACTTTTTGAATATTGTCCGCACTTTTCACCAAGTGCAATACACCACGAAAGGCTTGACGGATTTCGTCCACCGCACCTTGCGCCTTTTGTTGAATGGCTTGGCTTAATCGTCTCATTTTGTCCCCTTAATTCGCATCCACCCAGCTGCCATGTCCGTTAGTAGCTATTAATTTCTTGCCTTTGCGCTTGCGAGCTTTTTCTGCTTTTGCGCTGTAAGAGTCTGGTGTCCAAATGCCATCTTGTTTAAAGCGTAGTTCCGTTTGTGTGCCACCGTTTCGGCTCAACGTAAAACGACGCCCCATTAAAAAGAAAATGGCATCAATATCATATTCTTCGCAAATTACATGTACACGTTGCCCTGGTTGCCATAATGTGCCGTCTTGCATTTTGTGATCGGGTACAACGATAGTAAGGGTAAAACCTTCCAGCACACTGTCCGCAATGTATTTTTTCGCCCATTTTTGCAAGGCTTCCAAATTATCCACATCAGACACCACCACGGTTTTCGGCTTGTAGGTGGTCATTTCAGGATCGTGATAAACCCATTTCAGATCGTTTTTGTTATCTTGTCCTTGCTTGCCGTGGCTTTGTGCAAGAAAAGTGACTTCGCTAAAACGATTTGATACATCAAACGTTAAATCCGCCTGCTCAAAGTTGTTTCGTTTGCCGTCTTTCATGCAACACAAGGTCGCCACAGGTGGCGTGCTGTAATCCGCACCGCCCACAATCAGCTCTCCATTGGGTTCAAACCACAAGTGCAAGCCTGCCGAGTTCGCACAACGCATTGCCGCGTTCCATGCTGTTTCGCCCACGTCAATATCGACTTTATCTAATGTTGGGTTATTTTCCGCACGCAACGCCACTTTTTTAATACCAAGGGGTTCGACAATTTTTTTTACCGAATCCAACACAGTCAAGCCTTTCACATTGGTAATGGGTGCCGAGCAATCCACAAGGATACTCGCACGGTCGCGCCCATTGAGGCTATAAGTGCGGTTAGTTTTACTCATAGTATGTATGCTGTGTTGTATCTACGATACCTGTCATTACCAGCTCGCCATTAATACGCACTTTCACTTCAGCCCCCGAAAAATCAGGTAAAACCGTGCTGTTTGAAGGCACGCCCAAATCAAATTTAAAGGCGTCGGCAGGGATTAAAAAGTCACTATCAATATCATAACTTTTCCAGCTATTGTGGGCTTTATCGTCCACTTCCACCGTAACATCATTTTCATAAGGGTAATTATTTGACATAGCTATTTAACCACTCCCCACGCTCAATAAAATTCGGATAACGGATCTGCGGATTCAATCTTAATAATTCATCTGCACGTTTGTAATCCTGATAAAATGCATGTGCAATTTGTTGCACAGTACCGCTAAATGGCACCTCACGCACCATTAAAGGCGGTTTACGATTAATTGCCGCAAGGGCAAGTTGAGTAAACTTATGCGCTTTATTGCGTAATTGTTCTGCCGTATTGTGCGCAGCAGTATAAAAACTCGTATTAGGCGTGCTTAATACCGTGATATTTTCCCCACGATGTTCATCGTCCACTTGTTTGCGTAACAATTGTAAATTATCCATAATTTGTGACCGCACTTGAGTCGTGATGTAATCAATATCCTGTGGCAATAAATCATCGTCCTCTACCAATTCAGTGGCAATACGCAACAAAGCAACACTAGAGGCTAACTGCATCATTAAATGCACAGATTCAGTATCGTCCTTACTAAAAGAGGTCGTTAATGATTTCAACGCCGCTTGTTCTTTGGCAGATTTAATATTCTTACCACTCACTAAATCAGCAGGAATATGCTTGATTTGACGTATTGTGCGGAGTACCTCATCAAATTTTGCACGCAGGGTTAAGTCCTTGCACGAAGCAATTTGGCGCAACCCAGAATCAATCATTGTCACCAAATCACGCACAGCACGGCTAGATTTTGCTTTAAAGTTATCTTGTGTCACGACAGGCGACACACCATACTTGGTTTTGTCAAAATCAAATAACCCGCGCACTTGCTCAAAACAGCCAAATAATGCGCCATAAACACCCAACAAACGTGATTTTGTATTAGCGGCAAAGGCAACAATCTCCATAAATTCGCCATACAATGCCATCACATCATCAACAAAATTTTCTAATTCAGTCAGTAAGGCATCTATTTTTGCCAATAGGGAATAATTAAAGACAAAAATCGGTTTAGCTGGCGTAGATTCAATAAAAGTCAAATCTAACGCCACATAATCAATCATTTCTGCTTCGTGGTGAAAACTCGCCCCAGTGCAAATCATATTTTGCAAACGCCCACGAATCGGATGCACTAATGTTGCTGCCCCTGATTTTTGTAACACGCTTAAAAACTTCTTAAAGTCCGTATAATAGCCTGTCCCATAAAATACGGCTTGCATACGCACGGTTAATGGATTTAATCCCAAATCTTCCACGTCTGCGCCATTGACGAAAGGATAAGCATGCTCAATGGTCGAGCGATAGACATCATCATCCACCGAAAGCACATCAAAACGCACACCGCGAAAACTTGCACGTTGTACAGGCATTGTCCAACCCATAGTTACCCCCGTTTCATTGATTGATAGATATTTTCAGCAACCCCTTCATAAACAGGTCGCCCATCCATATCAATCTTAATTTGATTTTGAATTGTAAAATTTTGGCTTTCAATGGCGGTTTTTAATCCGTCGCGAATGGTTTGCCCAAAATGCTAAAAATCCGCTTGATAGTTAGCCAAGCTAGATAAATCACCCAGTGTGCGACTTAAAGCGGAGTCGGTGTCATTAGCTGCTACAGATAAACCTGAATAGCCTTTCCCCTGATTGCGAATTTCCGCAATTTTTACCGCACTTTGGCGCGTGCGCTCATCATATTGGGCTTGAGTGAGAGTGCCTCGCTCAAGGCGTAAAGCGGCAACTTCATCTTTACGTGCAATTTCAGCCACTTCGCCCGAGCGAGAAGCCGTCCCCCATACAGAATTTTTGTTATAACCGAAACCTTGCGGTGCGTAATGGGTTGTGGTCGGTTTATTGCCACCGTAAGCATTGGGATAAAATTGGTTTTCAAGCTGTTTTTCTTGAGCAGTTTTCGCCTCAGCTTTTTCTTCAGCCTTTGCTTCTTCCGTTGTACGTTCTTCTCCAGCAATCATTAAACCACCTACACCCATTGCCGCACCTGTTGCGGTAGCGGCTTTTCCGCCGATATTGAGTAATTTGCCAGCTCCATTCGCAATCGCGGATGTTGTTGCTGCACCTTGGGTCACTTTACCTAAAGCACCGCCCCCCACTTTCCCACCTGTTAATAAATCAACTAGAGAAAACCCAGCAAGTCCTGCACTGAAAATTTGTAACGCGTCAGTCGCACCAACAACGGCTTTGGTTAAATTTGGAAATTCTTCTATATTTTCACTTAACCAGTCTGCGGCATTTCCTAATCTATCATTTGCACCATTCCAGTTTTCAATTGAATTCATTTCCTGTTTGTTTTTAGCAATCTGAAAACGAACTGAATTTTGTTGGCGCATAAAATCAAAATCTTCTTTGTTGAAGTCGCCTTTTTCAGCAATGGCATATTGCTCATCTACATTTTGAGCCGTATTTTTATCCCGACGCATTGCAAACATTGCCGTGCCTGCTTGAATATCTGGCATCACTTCAGCAAGTTTTGTGGTTTCCACATATTTCGCTATATGCTCTGCAATAGCCTGAGCTTCTTTATCGTCTTTTGCGTTATTAAGTTTTTTTAGCAGTTTTTGATACGTTCTATCGCTTGCAAGCACCTGATCAATTATGCTCATAAAGGCTTCAATCGCATTTTTGCCTGTTTTCATTTCGTTGGTCATGGATTTTTCAAAATCAATGCCATGGGTTTTCTTAGTTTTGGGATCATAAACTTCTAATTTTTCAAATTTTTTTGCTGTATCACTAGAACGCAGTTTTGAAAAGAAATTGACTAGGTTAGTTGAGGATTGCCCCGTACCACCTGATACCTTATAAACTTGTTGCGCACCTTTAAACACCTGTTTTAAGTCTTCCAATCCCCCCAAGCCAGCATTGCCTGCGGCTGAAAGAAATTCAGGGGCATAACGCGCCATATCTTTTAATTCAAAACCGCCCGCTTTACCCGACGCACTGGCATAATCAAGTGCTTGTTGAATATCATCAGCTTTAATGCCGAAATTCAGCAATGAATTGACTAATGCGGCAATATCATCAGTGCTTGCCCCAGTTGCAGTAGCGTTCATTTGAATCGTTGGCAAAAGTTTTAATGCGTCCTCAACTGAAACATTGCCTTCACCAATTAAACGTCCAACAGCCCCTAATGCATCTTCTTTTGTGCCGCCATAATTTAGCGACGCTTTAATTGCGCCATGGATTTTTTCTTTACCTTTTGTCTTTTCTTCTATACTTGCACCTGAATAAGCTGTATTTGCAATTTTTGCCACTTCAAGATCATAATCTGCCGCCTTTCTAATTTTTGGCACAGCAACCGCTGCACCAGCAGCAACACCTACCGTTGCACCCGCAATATTTCGCCCAACATTGCCTAATCGTTGCCCCCACGTGGTTTTCCCCATTTCCGCATTAAGCCCAGCAATTTTTGAGAGCGTCGCTTCAGCCGCACGCGCTAATTCGCGACTAGTGGCTGTGCCACTACGTTTTAATCGGTTATAAGCGGCAATGGTATGATTAATTTATTGTTGGATTTTATGTTCACTTCGCACGCCCAACGTTTCGCGTGCACTTGCCATTGCTTTTGTGCTTTGCTTAATCTGCGATTGTGCCCGCTGAAAAACTCGGCTTGCTTGGTCTCGTGCTTTTAGCGTCAGTGCTAAATTCAACTCAGCCATTTTTAAACCCTCTTTAAACTCATTTTAAATCCACAAAAAAAGGGGCTTACGCCCCCTTAGTTTTACGACGCATAAGGTTGTAATGCACCGTGTTGCCTTTTTCTGACTGAGTTTTAATACCTTGCGAATATTGCCAACTTGCCACCCACGCAGCAACTTCAGCATGACACATTGCTCGTACTTCTTCAGCAGTAAACCCAAATTTAGCCAATAAAATAACCGCACTTCGGTAATTCTTCTCGGCATCAAACACAACGTAATGTTGTTTTATTCGGTTTCGGCTTTGCTCGGGTTTTTCCCAGCGTCGATGTGCTTTTTTCGTAGTTCTGCGATAGCTTGGGTAATCAGCACATAATCATCCGTGGCAAGGTTATCCAGTAAAAACTGTGGCGTGAGCTTATCTTGCGCAATACCGATAATATCAAGCTGTTCAGATAAATAAGCCAAGTCCACGAGCATTTGCTCCGCTTTCGTGAGGTTTTCTTTCTCATCTAAACCAAGCTCGGCGACTTTCTCAAGGGCAGCACATTCGCCACCCAAGGTTAGTAATCGCACGTCAAAGTCAAAATAACGCTTGTCTTCATAAGAGATACCAAGAAGTAAACGCATTATTCTTTTACCTCTTTAAGCGCATTCATCTGGATATCAATAACGGCTTCGTTATCCACCGTGTATTTCTCGCCTACTTGCGTAGTAAAGCAGCCAAGATAGGACGTGCGCTTATCTTCTTGATTAAGCGGATATACCGTAATTTTTGCATCACTGATACCAGCCCAATCGATCTCTGAACCATCAATCGGCAGAGCAGCAGTCACTGACAGCTCCCAGGTCGTAATGCCTTTAGCAAAGCCACGTGCACGACCTTCAGAGTTCATGGTTTTGACTAATTTACGCCCAGTTTGTTTTGTCACATTTAAATCGGTAATTTCAAATTCAACGCCATTTACTTCTAACACCGCCGTTCCAGCATATTTTTCCATTTACGCCCCCTATAAAATTAAATCAATTCGGTTAGCGACAACGTGCAAGCCATTTACCACATCGGCTGGGATTGCCGTATCTAAACGATTTGGATCTTTGCCATTGCGAACAACAAGCAATTTACCCTTGTTCGCATCCACATTTTCTAAAATCTCTTGTTGCTCTAAACGATAGAGCACATCAAGGATTTCCGACCGCACTTTTGGTGGGGTGCGATTAGATAATTTCGCACGAGGGAAACGTAACTCAATACGCTGTTCAATGGCTTTACGCGTATAATCAAGTGTGCGAATTGTGGTTAAGTCTAACCACGCAGGATCATCTACATTCGCAGGTGACTTGGTATAAGTCGTAATTGCACGCATAATTTGCACACGATTATTTACCACTGTAATAGGGGTTAAACCGTGGAATAACGCCTGATTGACTTCGGTTTTTAACGGTGTTTGAGTGGCATCAACAGGGGTTAAACCTTTAATCTCAAGTGTATTTAACGGTTTAGCTGGGTCTTCTTCGCCTGCAATAACCGCCCCATATCCCGCAGCGATTAAGGCATTAGATTCCACCGCCCCTTTATACCAACCCACTGTAATACGGTTAGCATTAATTTTCTCGGTATAAGTGGTACCGCTTGCCAACGTACCATTAAAACCTAATACGCCAACACCTGGTTTTTTCTCAACAGGACTTGCTACCGACTCTAAATGTTCGCGCAAGGCTTTCGCATTTTTATCATCCGCAAAAGGGGAGATAATCACGTGATAATGCTGACCAGCTACAGATGCTAATGCCGCTACTAAATCGGCATTTTCGGCACCATTTGCAAGGGCAGAAACATTCACTGCCATATCATTTACGCTTAATGTGGCATTGACACTAATCTCATTGCCAATTTCGCCTTTACATTTCGCAGTAAGCGTAACAGTACCTTCATTGACTGTTGCACTGACAGGACAATATTCCCCCGCATTAATCACTGCATTTAAACGGGCGGCAATGTTGGCGGCGGTTTCCGATTTAGCGATTGCCACCGCATAATCAAGACCACCAATGATAACTTTAAGCACCCCTGCATTGCTTGCTGTGCCTGTTAGCGTAATGGTGCCAGTTGCCGCCACACCTGAATCACTCTCTTTTAAACCAATCACCGTTAAACGGATCATGGTATTATTTTGGATAGCAATACGCGCCATTAAGTGAGTCCAAGACCCAGCACCAAATGTATTTTTTGCATCTACATCCGAATAAATCGGTGTCGGTGCGCTAAATGCTTTTGTTGCATTTAACATTGGTGCCACAATTAAGACGTTTTGCTCATTTGTTGGCAAAGTACTCACTGCATTGCGTGAGTTGTATTCTGTATAAACACCCGGTTTACGAAGACTCGTCGGGATATTATCAAAATCAATATTCATTTCAGCCATTGTCTTTCTCCTTTTCTTTACGAGAACGTGTTTCTGTGATCACAATCAAATCGCCATCATTAATACGACGTTGATAATAAATCGATGGCTCTACCTCTACCGGTACTTGTTCAATATAGGTATAAGGCTGATGTTCCATCGGCACCTTAATGCCTATTGCTGCTTTCACTTTCATTTTGTGTTTCTACCTCAAACGGCACTTTGGCACCGCTTATTGGGTCATAAATGTTGTTACCAATACGTTCTAACATCGGCTCTGGTGGCGATAGCTCACCATGATAATGCGTAAACAAATAATCAGGATTTTTGCTATCCTGTGTCATTTCAGGATAACGTCCATCTTCTAACGGGCTTAAATCGTCATAGATTGCGTCATACTCAATCGCATAAGCCGTTATCGCACCGCCTTTAAAAGTGGCATTATTAAAGAGCGTACGCACCCTGGTCGGTTTCAATGGCTTGCACTTCCCCTACGCGTAACACAAAATCTTCTGCACTGGCGTAATGCATCACTCATCCTTATTTATCGCAGATGGGAATAAGTTCTAACCAGGGATCTTCAGCAAGCATAATGACTTGCTCACCCGTCAAGTTTTCAACTGGAATTTCCACCGCACTTTCTTTGTTAAAACGATAACCACAGCGACCATAAGAGGCTTGCGGATGAATTGCACGTAACGTCACCGCATAGGCAATAGGATGAATCACATCACTACCTTTGGGCGTGTCATCCAACTCGTCTAAAGTGCGGTCGGTTTCTGTGGTGTTTTCCGCAGAATCGGTTTTCACTTCATCGTCTGTCTTGTTTTGCTGTTTCTTTGCCATTTTTGCTCCTAAAGGGCGATTGCTCGCCCTTATTGATGGTTATTCCGCAATGATTTGTGGAGACACAATCACTTTCAAACGACCTTTTAAGATATTAGTCGTGCCGTTAATTAATTCACCTTCACAGATTTGACGTGCTTTGAATTCAAGTGCAGGTGGCACTAAAATCACATTTGGGCGAATGTTCAATAACTTGCCACCGTCACCTTTTAAGGATTGCATTTTGGCAATGACATCCATTATGTTTTCCGCAGTAAGTTCAGTTTTCTCCACACAGTGCGCTAACTGCCAGAAACCAAAACCAGCTGCACCACGAGCACGCACACCCCATTCGTAAATATCTTCGTTAAATACGGTGTCAGACTTGGAAGGGGCAAATTTCGTTTCAATTTCTGGCGCAGTGCGTTCTTGCCAAATTAACGGTTTAATCGCATTGGTGGTGTCGAAAATATAAAACATTGGTGCTTCTGTTTTCGTTCCGGTGGTGATATTACTTTGCTCTTTGCTTGAGCCTGTGCCGTCCACGTTGTCAAAAACAGGGTGGTCGGTGTCAAAGTAATTTTGGCCGTCATAACACAAAGTCGTTTTACCGGCTTTTAACAAGCCAAATACCAAATCATCAGGCAATTCAGCCGCACTTTGTGCCGCTTGCTGCACCATCGGACGGAATAAGCCCACTTGGTCATCTTCAATGTCAGTGCGCGCAATGCCCACAGTACTTTCATACAGTTTGTTTTCAATGCTGGTGCCTTGGGCTTGCATTACTTTACGCTGACGTTTGTTTACCCATTCCACCATTTTCGGGAATTGACCTAAAAAGCCGTAGGTGTTCACTTTGGTATTGGATGACACTTTCATCGCAATTAAATCCCACTGCGGTTTAATCAAACCTAAACCGGCAGCAAAGTCTTTTTTAAACTGGGTTTCAATCGCTTTTAAAACTTCGGATTTCTTAAACATTATTTTTGCTCCTTGTGCTCTTTGATAAATTCGGCTTCGGTCATACCCAACGCACGAGCCGCCGCTTGTTCTGCTGCACTTAATGCAACCTGTTTGTCTTTATTTGGGTCTTCTTTTGCTTGATGACCGCCAGCTAAAGCTTGATTTGGCGTTGCAACAGTTAAATAATCAGAAAGGGCCGTAATATCGGATTTACCTAATTTTTCCGCCCATTCTTTTTGTGATGGCAATAAACGCCCGTCAGATAATGCGGTTTGAATCAAGTCATTGACTTTATCGCCATGCACTTGCGCGCTTAACGCGTTTAGTTTGTCTTGCACATCTTTCATTGACGATAACGGCACATATTTGCTCGGGTCAGGCTCTGCGCCGACTTTCGCAGTTAAAGCGACGACTTCACCGTCTTTTTCTTTTAACTTACCGTACACATCACTGAGTGCCACCGGGCTGTCGCCCTTAGCCGCAGAAAGTGCGGTCAGTTTTTGTTTCATTTCGTATTCGGTCGCATCCGGCGTGCCGAATAATTGGCGTAATAACTCCAGCATGGGATTGTCCTTTTTGTGTTGATGTTGATTAAATTGGGATGAAAAGGCGACAGCTTCCGCCAAGTCATGACAAGCAGGGCGATTGGTTAATGCAGCATTCAGCACTTTCGTTACCTTGCCGTCCGGCTCAGCCAAAAACAGAGGAGAAATGTAACGATATTCTCCATCTCGAATTTGTTGATGGGCTTTTTTTGTCCAATCTACATCGACAAAAATGCCTTCACCAGAAATATACTCCACCGTTTCCATCCAACCTGCGGCAGGGTTAGGTTTGCCGTTTTTCTCAATAAATAGGGTTTGATGTTCGTAGTCGATCATGAGCTTAATCTTTAGCTGATTAATGTCTTCAGCCAAAGTGTAGCCGTTAGTGTCATCTACATACCAGCCTCCTGCACCTTCGGTGCGTCCATCTTGCGAATAAAAACGACCAAAGGGGAACAACTGAATACGCCCATTTGTTTTTTTGTTAAGCGCGAAACTTAACGCAATCGGCTTAATGTGCATCGTTTGTTATCCTCGTTCTTTAATAGCGGATAACAGAATAACGGACAGGAAAAAATGAAAAGAGGGGAGCGACTTCCTCACTCCCCTCTAGGTTAGAATTTTTGAAAAAATGAAATTGGATGTTGCATTTAATCTTAAACTATTTTTAAAACCTTTTTAAATCCTTTTAAATCGTTTTAAAAAATTTAATTCAATAAATCACCCCTACAATCATAAAAATGCAAATACGCGCGATTTAGGGCGGTTTTATATTTTATTTAACTACACTCCGAAAATAGGCTTGCACGTCCTCTAAAATATCATCCTCGTCCTGTGGGGTTAAAACCAAGAATGGACGGGCAGGAATATCACTTCCGGGATGATCTACTGATTTTCTGACAATTCCTCCGAATACCAAGGCTTTTTTAGTGACCGGTTTGATTTTATGCGGGCTGGTTTTTCCGCCGAATTGATGGATAGCCGCATATTTTAGGTTTGTCCCAACCTGCGCTTCGTTGTTATCCCAACTCGAATGGATGCTATTTCTTAATGCACTGCTATCAATCAATGGTTTTCCGTCTGGGCGACTTTTCACACCAAGCCAAGCAGGACGACCACCGGCTTCAAAGTTTTGGTCAACTGCAGATTGCATTGTACCTGCTATCGTACGCATAAGCGGCACATTATATTTCACATGTTGCGCCAATTGTGATAATGCGTGGATAAGTTCTTTTTCGTTGTTGATTTTTACGTCTATCATGTTATAGTGCCTCTAGTCGCCCGTAGCAGTGAATCTCGAAAACTGCGAACGAATGCTATTGGAGCAGGGATTGATGTGTGGGGGTGTTCGAGTCCCACCGGGCGACATGTCTATTTAAACGCTTTTCGCCATTGTCGATCACTTGCTAAGTGTTGCGATGTCAAGTAAATCTCATTGCTACCATTAAGCACTTTAATGACAGCTATCAATCGCCGTGAATCCACTTCTTTGTAAAATTTAAACGTATTTTTACCGTCTTGTTCTATTTTGTCAGGGCTATATAACACGTCTGGCAACCGTGCATAGTCATCAAAATCAAAATCTTGTCCGTAACGATTTGCAATTTGCTTAATTAACGAGTCGTCAGAAAGCCAAACTGTAGATAAATCAGTTTTAATTTGCTGCTTGGTATCTTCGTTTAACACACCGGCAATAAATTTATAGTCCATTTTAAACCGTTCTCGAATCGGGTTTAAAAATGCCTCACGCTCATTTTTGCCTTTTAGCTTTTTATAATCATCAACATAAGGCGAGAATTCTTTTTCGAACTGTTTAAAATCAAATTTAAAGCCCTCGCCGCCCATTTCACGTTTAGCAAATTGATGTGCCAATGATTCAGGATAAAGTGCTAAATTAGGTTTATATACGGTTCGTCCGACATTGTAATCAAAGCCTCTATCCGTAGTAATCCATTTATCATCTGACAATTTAAATGCGGTCGTTTTTTCCGTTGTGGTGGAATTGATTTTGCGGTCGTAATCAATCAAACGATCTGCGCTATCCCCAACGACCAGATTGCGGCGTTTAATGTCTCGCTCGGCTAATGCGATAACCGAACATCGGCAGTTAAATCCGTTTGGCGGGTAAAATGTTGCCCAAAACGGATCATCATAGCGATAAACCAAACCGTGCATAGCTGAATGACTTGGGCGGGTACGATCATCATTTACTGCCGAATATTGCCAATAAGGTCGGTTATCTGCGTTATCTCTCATTTCGGCATAGCGCTGAGAAGAATAAGCAGATTGCATGTTGGTGCGATAAATCGTCTCTAATCGGCGTGGTGAGCCAAAATATTCACCGGTTTTCGGATCTGCAAGCAAATATTCTTTGTCATACCCGGCAATCCATCCTTTTTTCTTAAAATGTTCAAAAATTCCTTTTTTCCACTCGCTAAAAGGTAAGCCTTGTGTCTGTGCATCAACTAAAGACTGGTAGATGTCTTTACTCATCTCAAGGCTGGATAAATTGGCGATACGCGTTGCTTTGGCTCGGGCGCTATCCATTAAGGCATCTTCGTCAAAATGCCCTAATATGGCCTTTTTATCCCTTAAAAACTCAATGGCTTTTTTCGGTTCTAGCCCCAAAACGAAATTAACGCTTGGCATTGCTGACTCCCAACAATTCGGACAAAAAGACGGCTTGTGTCAAATAACGTTGATGTTCTGCGTTATCTAAATCCGGGTAAATTTCAGCTAATTTATCACTTGCTTCCTCATAGGTATTACATGCGGTTAATACAACGGCTAATTGACGCACCACAGGGTCTAATTGGCGGTTAAAGTTAATCACATTTAACGCCTCTTAAACTGTTATCCAACAAATCCTGCTCTGTCTCCCCATTATTGCCGGCAGACAACGCCACGCGCGCGCCTTTACCCAAACACCCCGCACACTGGCACCCCACCACATGCGCTGAAAGTGCGGTAGATTTCCCCGGTGTTTTTAAATCGGGATTAAAATCGCTTTGAACAGCTTTTAAAACCACTTCACCGTCTTGCGCTTCCGGAATACCGAGCTTATCGCGCGTCCATTTTTCGGGGATTTGCACGCCAATGCCCACTAGTTTCGGGATGGCATCGGCAAAGGTGCTTAAATCGTCGTATTTCTTGGTGTCAAACTCAAAATAGGGTACGCGGTGCAAAGCAATGTTTGGGTCAACGTTAATCTGCAAATAAGGCAGGATGATTTGCTGTGTGATAGTCTGCGCCACTTGTTTAGCGTCAGACACCAACAAATCACGACGCACTTCATTATGCACATTGCCCAATGCATTGGTGGAGCTTTTACCATCCGCGCCTGATGTGAGCGTTTGCCCCAAAATCAAACGGGCAATAGATTTTTCGCACCAGTCCACCATTTGCAAGAACGGGTTATTTGCCGACCCCGCGCCGGTGTTTGCGGCATTATGCAATTCGATTTTCATCGAATCGGGCATAATCCCTGCGGCGTTATGTCCGATTTGTGCAAGGGCACGTAATAGCGTGCGTTTTTCCTCGTTTGTTGCACCGGCGCCATATTTACCAATGCGAATCGGCATGCCGTAAAGTTCCAAAAACTCGGCAAAATCTCGCACGGAATAATGCTTAAACATATAAAGCCACGCCAGTGTACGGAATAACCCCATGCGCGCCAGTTGAACGGAACGGGACTTATGCGAATGCACCACCCAGCCGAACTGTCTTAATGGCTCGCCCATGGGATTAGTTGGCGTTTTTAACAATAAATTGTCATTTTTATCTAACTTAAACCAAGACTGTGGGCGTGGGATAAAGTTATGCGGAATATACTTACCATTTTCCAATTTCCACTCAATTTCAAGGGCAGAAAAACCATGTCCGACTGCATCCATCATATCCATAAGCAGGTTTTCAAGGTTCGGATATTGGTAAAACAACTCATCAATTTCGGTTTGGAGCTTTTCTTCTGCCGGTGTCGCATTGCGTGGTTCAGCAATGCGCCAATCCAGCGTCAAAATCGCCCGTTTGCGCGTCTGAATATTCGCACCGATGGCACTGTCTTGTTCTTCAATATCCATGAATAACTCGTGCTGTGCCGTAATATCGCCGTTTTCCGCATCCTCTAAAATGCTTTTCAGTTTTGACGGGGTAATGCGGTTGCTCGGGTGGTCGGATAAAATGCGCCCATTAGCTGTTACCATTGCTTCATCGGTTTGGATTGGTTCGGTTTTTGAGCCCACCAATGTTTTAATTTTTTCCCAAATTTTCATGTTTTATCCTCGCCAAATGCTATATAAATCATCTTCCGCTTCAAAATCATCATGCCCCAAGTTTTCATCGTTTAAACCTATCCACTCAATCGGGGCGGCGTTGGTGATGGAGTTCTTCCACAACATTTCAAGCGCATCCGGGCCGTCATCGTGGTCAGCTTTCGGAAAGTGACGCAGTTGCGCAATCAAGGTCGCTTGTGTGCTGTGTAACAAAATCAAACCGTTCACCATGTGCGGTTGCAAGGATTCAATTCGAAGCATTTTGTCTGTGTTTGGCTTAATTGCGGTTGCCGGCACAGGTGCGCCACGTTGTGCCGAGCGCTTAACCAGTTCGTCTTTTAAAAATTCCTGAAATTGCACGGTTTCAACAAACCAACGGTGGCACTTGTATTGCTGTTGGAAACGGATCACATCTTCAATAATTAAATCAGGCAAACGTTTTTTCACTTGCGCTTCGACCACATACAATTTACCTGTGGCACGCTGATAACCGCCCACTAAAATCGCCGATGGGTCACGGCTTGCACCGGCTTTACCCAATGACGGGTCAACCGCGCCAAAATAAATCAAATCAGACGGCAATTCCGTCCAGTATTTAATAGCATTGGCAAAAATCGCGTCATCACTGCTTAACGGGTCATTTTGATATTCAGAATCAAAGGTGGCATGCCCATCACGAGCGCGAATCTTCATCAAGGTTAAGATAGGACGAGCAGCCCAGCTTACTACCGCACCTTTATCCATTGCCGCTTGATTTTGCGTATAGAAAGCATCAGCCACCGCTTCGCCTTCGTTTAAGTAGAAGTCCTCCCACTTATCCCACAGGCTCATATCATCAGGCTGACGAATTAAGGCTTTAAACTTGGCTGTCTTCCATGCTTTAGAGCTCAAAGTGCGATTCAATACGCTGTCGTAATGTAGGATAGTGCCGATATATACCACGTCTAACTTATCCCCAGCCGCCCCTAACGGAAGGACGGTTTTCTTCAACCAATCGTGCAATTTGTCACGCTGTTCAGGACTACGCACTTGTTCGTCATTTTCAATATCATCCAGTACCACCAAATCAGGACGATACGCCCCATGGCGTAAACCACGCAATTTCTTGCCGGAACCCGCCACTTGCACTTTTTGATTGGCTTTTGTGATAATGGTTGCCGCTTGCCACACACGCCCTTGTCCTGCCATTTCAGGGAAATCAATGCGCAAACGTTGGTTAAATTCCAACTCTACTTTAATGGCTTCCAACATTGGATAGGCTTGGTCGATACTATCCATCACAATCAACGCATAGCGTTTTTTCTGTGTCACAAGACAGTAAAGCGTAAAGAGTTGGGACACCAAGGTCGATTTAGCTTCACCACGTGGTGCAGCAATGGCTAAATGCACTGATGATAGCTGTTGTAATACTTGTCAACTGCTCAAAAAGATAGTTATGCAACTGCGAACGAGAGCGAGAACGCACATAATGCGGAAAGTAATTCGACACAAAAAAGTCATAGCCCGAAACAGGATCTAGCACCTTTTTGCGTCGCTCACTAATGGCAGCAAGAGAATCGTCCCACTCCTCAAACTTTGCCTCGACTTTTTGTCGCAAGCTGTCCGAATAGGCTTTTAATTCTGCTAATAATTCTTTATTTTTCAT